ACCCCCTTTAGTTAGCTTCATGCTCGTTGTAGAAGGATCCAGTCTCGATACGAACCATGTACTGGTTTGTAAGGATTGCTACAGCTTTAAGAGCCTTCCAACCTACAGTTGCTCTCTGATTCAACGGGTCAGACGCACCGGAAGAGCCTAACTGCTTTACGATAGTCTCCAAGCCCTCGCCCTCTAACGCCGTCACTGCGAAAGCGTCTTTTCCAAGAATCAAGGAAGAGTACACATCAATGGATCCTGCTCCCGCATTGATCCACTTCTTCGCTTCGGAAGTCTCGTAGAACTCTACACCCGACAATTCGAAAAGGTAGCCGTTCTTGAAAGTGGAATTATCCGTATAACGGAACAAGTCCTTGTAATCCGGATTCTGCTGAAGGTCGAATGCCACGTCCTGCGAAATGATACCGATATACTTTCCGTTGATTCTCGGAGTGTTTCTCTTCTTCAAGGTTCTTACCGCCATAGCGATAGCCTTCGGTGTCAAGGTCATTGCTGCAGTAAGCGCCGTACGAGAAGAAACCTGTCCTTCTGCGTACTGAACATTTGTTCCCGCATTTACTACCTCTCTTGTAACCGTATCGAGCGTTCTTCCTGCTTGGTCGCCCAGCTTCTCCTGCGCTTCCAAAACATGATTGTCAATTGCGGTCATTTCGAGAAGGTCGGAAAGCGCTACATAGTCGCCGTACTGCTTAAGTGCAGTTGTTACGGTGAACATGTCAAGCTTCTTTCCTGTAGGCGTCTGTCCCTCGGTTAAAGGATTCAGCGCCTTTGCAAGCGGTTCAAACCCTCTAAATTCCATCGTCTTACCGTGGTTCTTCGGAATATTTACCTTCTTACCGAACTGGTCATGAATAAGGGACGGACCAACCAAACGGATAAGGTTCTGATCGTAGAACACCTTATTGTTGGAAGGAGTCAAATTGTTGCCTGCTGTATTGCTTGTGGTAAGGTTTAACGGTGTAGGATCCGGGAACTGTAAAACCTCTAAAAATAACCCCTTTACTCTGTTTAATAAATTTTCCATAATCTCCTCTTTTCTGTAGCTAGAGGATGACTCTTTCTCCCCCTGCTACTCTCTTAATAATGTCTTCAATCTCTTTGTTACTCATCTTCCCTAGGTCGCTACCAACCGGGGATAAGGCGGTCTTTCCTGTGGCAGATTCTTTCACGTCACCTTGACCAACCTTGATTTGTCTTGCTGTGTCCATTGCGGTTTGCTTCTTTACCGCTTGCGCTGTCTTATCCATAATCTCGTGCATATGGATAGCTTCATACGCCTGTAGCATTGTCCACCCTTGCGAAAGTAGCGTAGTAAATCGCTCCCCCGTCTCTTCGTTAAGCATTTCCTCTTGCTCATCAAAGTCGGGATAGATAGCTTTCACTTCGGGAACTTGCGCATCCCACATTGCATACATTTCCTGCCGTCTCGCTTCTTCCTGCATGGCTCTTTGCTCTCCAAGGAGCGCGCGATTCTTCGCTTCCATTTCCTGCATTCTGCGATAGGCATCTACTGTCATGCCTGCTTGGCTTGCGGCTTCAGTGAAAAGGTCTGATTTACCTTGCAAGTAAGTAAAAAGGGCATTGGCGTCTCCGTCCTGCGGTGCGTCCGGGAATGCGCTTCGTACTAAGTTAGACAAGTTGTCGAGCGCTTGGCTTCTCTCTCGTAATCCTTCGTAGTCTTTAAAGCGTCTAGTGATTTGGCTTTGAATTGCTTTGTCATACTGCGCCTTTAAGTCTGCATCCTCTTTCAAGAGCGCCTTAAGGTCTTTCTTCGGAATCGGTGCTTCTTCGGGGATGTCTTTCTTCTCTTCCTCTTTTGCTACTTCTTCCGTGCCTTCTGCCTGCGCCTGTGCTTCTCCTTCTCCGTCTCCGTCAAACTGCAAAGGGTGTAAATACAATTTTTCCATTTCTTTTCCTTTCTGCTCAATCTCGGTGAGTGTGCCGATACATAGGTCTTTCCCTAGCGTCTATACATTTGTTTTAACAAACATTTATTCTTTATTCACACGCAATAAGAATACTTTTTTCAAATTGCTGTTTGACTATCTCTAAGCCCCCCATACAAAGAGCAAAGTAGGACTTGATCTTTTCTCTTTCTTCCGGCACGAACGCCCGTAAATCCACCAAAAGAGAAAACTCTCCGTGACTAGCCATGTAGTCCACTCCGTTTCTTCTTTTCTTTTCCGATAAATCTAGGACAGAAAGTGCCAAAGCCTGCGTAAGGATGGAAACCTTACTACAGGCGTATGCCGTGCCATCTTCCTCCCTCTGTGCGTGTCCGCTTGCAGATAGCTTTATCTCCTTTGGGCTTTCCTTAAATCGAATCTCTATCATACGCTTGCCCTCTCTCTTGCTTCTTCTCGTGCCTTGTCAGCCTGTGACTGCCCCGTATGCTTTTTCACTTCTCCAAGCTGATTTACTTCCATGCTTCCGTCGTCTTCGACTCTTCCGGGCAATGCCTGCACGTCTTCCGGCGGGAACATCTCCGCTATACGGGTGTCTCCTGTCGTCTCTGCTACTATCCCGCCCAAGCCCTGCAGTAACTGCTTCATCTGCATGTTCTCCTGCAGTAGGGTTTGATTTTCCGATACGCTCTGTATAATCTCTTCCTTTTGGTCAAAGTCCATCATCTTAAGCATGCCTAGCGTCTGATCCGCTAACTGCGGATTGAATACGCCTAACTGGAAAAGCTCTTTCGCAAATTCGTTCTGTGCAACTCTGGAATACGGGCTTGCCTTCTCTGCTCCTATCGATATGTCATAAATAGGTTTATGCCCGCCCATGTACTTACCTATAGACTGGTCAAATACCGAATCGGGCATCAACTCCGCCATAGAATCGCTCGCCATCGGGGAATCTTTCGAGATACCGACCATCGCATAGTAATTCTCATTGTTAAGGATAATGCGGTAGGTTCTAGGCACGCTGTAAAACTGTTGCATACGGCTAATAACCATAGTAATCAAGGACTTAAAAGCGTCATAGGAAACAAGATTCATCGTCCTAGAGGTCTTACTTGACGCTTCTTGCAATGCGGCAATGGCTGAAGCCGCCGTTACTCCCCCGCTTGTTGTACCCTGTGAGAAGTCACGATTGCCCGAATTTTCCTTTAATTCTTCCTTCGTGTTCTCCAAAATCTGAGCATAGATAGCGGGCAAAGGATTCACTTCCAAGGGAAGAATGCCGTCCGGGCTTCCTTCGTAGTGCACAAGTAACTTGTTGTAGTCGCTGAATTCCTCTTCGTTTACATTTGTTGATTCCTTTACAAGCCTACGAGGGCGGGCATTCGCAAGTACATTTTGAATTAAAGCCTTGTTCATCTTGTCTATGAATTCCTGCGGCTCTCGAATAATATCAATCATGCCAAATCCTACAGGCGTGTCTTTTATCGGATACATCACATCAAAGACAAAAGGATATTGCCCGTCCTCGTACCATCCTTCGGACTTCGTCGGGTCATTTTCAGAGGCGTAAAGCAATTTTCCATCACAGAACTTCGCATAGTGTAGTACCGTCTTCGGGAATACTTGCCCGCTAATCTCAACTGATACCGTCTTTTTGTAGTACCAGTCATAGACAATCACTTTCTCGTCAGCCCGTGACACTTCCGTGTCGCTGTAGTGGGACAAGTCCGCATTGTATGATCCTGCAAGGTCTGAAAGCTTATCGGGGTACAGCACCTTCATCGTCTCTACATCCGACTCCGTAAGGATAAAGATTTCTTTACTGTCTTGGATGTCCTCGATGTTCGGCTCCCATCTCATATTTAAGATGTCGATTCGCTTAATTTCCACGTCACCTATATTGTCCTTCGTGGGATTCCAGAACACGCCTGCAACGGAAACGCCATTCTTTACCTTCTCCATTGCGCATTTGTAATACACTTTCGTGTAGTTGTTTCGCTCCAAAATTGCCGGAATAACCTTGCTAAGGATTGACGCTGTCTCTTCGTCCGACTCTTCACGCGGAAGGATTGTCGGCTGAGGATAATTGTCCATCATGTCGGCAACCTTGTTAATAACCGCA